TCCTCTACCATTTGATCCATAGTTTTCATAACTCGATTATACCATCATTAAATGCTTTGTCAAGTGTTCGCAGAATAAAGTTCTCCTGCCAGTCCATGAACGCCGCATCCCCTGAGTGCATCTGTGCGTGACATCTAAAACACAGCGGCATGGTTAACCAATCACTAGCCTTGTATCCCATACCACCTGACAGTGGAGCGGCTCGACCCTTTAGATGGTGGGCTACCACCGTACCATCCCTAACCTCACAACCAATACATGGCAGGGTGGCAACCCACTCAAGATAAGCCTTACTCTGTATCCGTTTTGACATACTCATTAATCAGAATGTTAGCATAGTGTACTATCTTTGTCAAATCTTCTAGCGGAGTTCCCTTCTTGTCATAGCGGGAAGCATACTTAACTATATTTCCCGCACAGAAATTGAGATTATTCCGCATGATGTACTCGATAGGCTCCACTTCCATCTTGTAATGATTAGGTGTTAGATTCCGCATACACCACTCAAGCATTGCTCTTCAGAGTTATCCTCATAGATCACCCCACGCTTCGCGTGAGCCTCCTCATAAGGCACTGAGGTAATAGGCTGACCACCCCTAGCACCGTCTGGATACACCGTCAGGCCGCGTAGACCGCCTGCGTAGTGACTTATGATACTGGCGAACTTCTCCACCTGATCCTCATTGTTAGTCTCTGTACCCCATGCAGGCATATTCAGAGTAGAACTGATAGCGTGATCCACATACTTCTGCAACTGGAACTGGAATTTAATCCGTCGCTCTGGGTCTGCCGCAAGATCAACAGCCGACTCGATGCTGTCTGGTTTTATTCCTGAGTCAATAAGTCCTTGCGCCGTGCCGTCCACGACAAATTGATGTTTCCATTTTGTTCCATCTGAAAGATAACGTCTACGGTATGCGACTGCGTAGATCGGCTCAACTCCAGAAGTAGTCCCCGCGAGTATGGAGATTGTTCCAGTTGGAGCAATTGCTCGATACCCTTTAGGGCGGTTAAGAAACAGTCTATCGCAATGCTCGTCGGCGGCTCGTTTACTTTCTCGTTCATAGACTTTCATCCATTCTTTAAGTTCATCAACCATCTCGTACCGATAGCCACGCTTCAGTAACCACTCATGCATACCCATCAGTCCGAGACCAATACGACTGTTCTTCTGTCTTGTCTCCCTTACCTTCTCATACGGAAGTTCCGCTCTAATAAGCCCACAAACCAAGAACTTACTAGCAAGCCGTACCACATCACGAAACTCATCAATGTTGTCGATATTAGCAAGATTAACACTACCGAGATTGCAAACATCCGAGTCATCCTCCGAAGTAATCTCAGTACATGCATTGCGTAGCGTTTCATTTTGTTTGTCTCCAAAGTTAAAGGAGAATCCCGGCTCACCCGTCATCATTGCCTGACGTACATTCTTTAGGAACGTCGGGTTCTTCTCACGCTTCAGATCATTCAACCATGAGTCATCGTAGTTCAGACTGATGTTCATCATGTCCAGTGGAGCGGGAAAGTTAAAGTCTGATTGCTTTAACTGCGCGATATTAACATCACCCGCAGGCATATCATGCCAGTTCTTAGCCACCAGAAGATTGGTTGCATCCTCATGTCTCCAGTTTAGCGAACCGTACAGCGCGGATCGTCGTGATCCACCCTGCATGACGTTGCGTCCTACCTCATTCAAGGTGTACAAGAGAGGAATGGGGCCAGATGCCACGCCACCAGTGCGCCGTAGTTGGCGACCAGAGGGGCGACATAGGCTAACATCTACGCCTATGCCACCGCCGGTCATCAGGCAGGACATGGCCCGTTGTGTCACACCAGACCATTCTTCCCGCGTATCATCCTCTAGTCTGAGTAGATAACAGTTATTGTAGAACCGAGCCTCACGGCCTGCATACCAAAGGTATCGCCCACCGGGGAGAAACTTAAAGTCAGAAATTTTCTGTACCAGTTCATCCTGATCGGACTTATCCATCAGATTGTTTTTCTTACCATCGTAAGTACCGCAGACGTTATTGACTACGGTGTGCGCTTTGTCCTCCCAAGTTTCATATGGATTGCCAGCATACTTCTGCTTAAATATTGTCTCGCCTAGTTCAGTTCTAAATTTCATGCCGCTTTATTATACTCCTTTCTCCATTTCTCGATTTCTTTTCCGTACCGTTCTGCCATGATCTTATCATAGCCTTCCGGCGTGGCCCACTCTGCGGGATTTCGCCCACTGTCAAATGCTGAAGGATAGTAGAGATAGCGCCCAACGCCCCACAGGACTGCGGCTCTCTTCAGGGCATCACTAATACCCCCTTTGTCGCCTTCAATGTCAGTGTCACCCGCACCGTCAGACTTAGTAACCCATTTGTCTCCGATTCTGCACGACAGTTTACAGATCATTCTGCCGCCCAGATTTTCGTAGTGCGCCTGCCAACCGTCGATTCCGAACACATCATCAAGCCGGTTCATAACATCCCGCGCATCAATGTAAACCAAGTCTTTACCACCCTTGTAACCTTTACGCCACTTGTGCTGAGTGAAAGGTCGCTTGAGTGCTATCTCCAAGTGCTTCATAATTACTCCTTAATTAGTTTTTCGTGATATCCACCATCCGAATCATACCAGCCATGATACACGTTGTCAACAAGTTTTTTCCGGTGAATAACAAATGGTTTTTCTTCAGTGCCTTCACCCTCGATCATCTCATTCGCGTAGCCAAGATACTTGACAGGCGAAAAGAACTCATCCATAAATGAGCGATCAATCGGGTTCAGACGATTCATTAGTTGTCGCATTATAAACTCCTATAAAGTGTTTGGCATCCATCACTACCAAAGGTTCTAGTCGATTACGTTTTACGAATAGCAAAGGTTGATGGCCCTTTGCATTTGCTTTGGCTTGATTCCAAGCCGACCACAAATTCAGTCTTTCCACATTCTTGCACTCTATGCTGTATGGAAATATAGTTCTAGCGCGTGGAGAAAGTAATACATCTTCTCCGCCTGCTCCCATGCTAGTTGATCTAACATCGTCATCCTCTAGGTCAAAGGCATCAATTAACAGCGACCTTACCCACTGCTGAAGCCTTCTTCCCTTTTGTTTTCCTGATGATGTTTTCATGTGCAAAGTCCGCTAGCCCAGATTCTTGTAGTTTACCTGCGTCACCACCTTTAGCCGGTGTTGGCAGTAAACCTTTTGGTGTTAGTCCGCGAGTATAATAATTCATGGACGCCATGTCAAGTTTTAAATCCAAGTCCATTTCCGCGCCATCAAAATGCCTTGCTTTACAAAGACTTAGGTACGCTTGGTGATCCGGGTCATCATAGGTGCGACCCAAAATGATTACGTTGTCGGCTCTGTTAGTGATGTCTGCTGATCCGGCGATAGCCCACTTGTCGAGTCGATCCTTTACGCTGTTACCCTTACGCGCATGGGCCACTAGAATGATATGAATACCAAGATGACGCGCTGAGTTGGCGATGGCCTGCACCACCTGTTTCTGACCATTCCAATCGTCGCTGTTGAGACTCATGGTCATCAGAGAGTCGATCAAGACCATCTCTACGCCCAGTTGATCTACCGCGTACCGAAGTACAGATATCAGGGCGCGTGGCGTGATTGTGCCGTGCTGATCGTAGAACCAGAGTTTATCCCTAGCCCAGTATGTAAACTGTAACCCTGCGTCTATGTCCGGCTTATTCTGTAGCGACGCCTGTCGCCACATTCTACCGAGTTGCGACTTGGGTGACATCTCAAGCGAGATTGATAGGCATTTCCTACCCTGATCCATAGCAGACAGCAGAATCTGTGACGCAAACAAACTTTTGCCTGCTCCGTTGATGCCTGCAAGGATCGTTATCTCCTCATTACGCAATCGGAATTTATCATCAAACTCTGATAGCGGTAGTTTTGTGCCGGATAAATGCTCATCCAGATTAAAGTAGTCGAGTGTTTCTTGCGTGAAGTCACCAGAGGGTCTTATTTTTCTCTCAACTTCTGTGAGGTTAGCGTATTTAGCAAGGTCTTTTTCGCTGATTTCCATATTCTTGTACCGTATCTCCAGTTTCCGCCGTGGCGGTAGTATTGGTCAAAGGGTTTTCCGCCAGTATTGTAAAACTTATTCCAATCCTGACCTTTAATTTTTGTGATTGATGATGATTCCACCCTGACGGGCTTGTTATGATCGTTGTCTAGAAACTTGTGCGCTACTTTACCAGACATCTTTTGAAGTTTCAAGTAAATATCCCACGCCTGCACCATAGTTTTATCTGATACACTTGGTGATCTGGATAAGACTTTCATTGCCTTCAACGCGCTGTTCATCAGGGAGTCTACCTCTACATCCGCCTGATGGCGAACTGTCGCCACCAGACGTTTGGGTAGATTCTTTAGAATTCGTAATGCTCTTTTCTCTAAGAGTCCCACTGCCGTCGTTTATCCTGTTCTTCGTAATTCATTCTATCTCTTTCCTGTAGTAGAAACAATGCTTTGTTAAGCAGTTCATCCAGTTGCCTTTCTGTGACTATCAAACCGTTGCCGTTGATCTCCAGAATGATTTCATCAATTCCAGATTCGTAGATATCCACAGATTCCACCGGCTCCGATAATATGTCATCAAGTTTTGATTCTGCCAGTCGGTCAATCTCCGCGTCAAAGTCTGTGTCGTAATATGTTTTCATGGTTAATTACCGTAGTTGATGTAGTAGTAGTCTTCTATCTCTGAATGCTCAAGTTTATCAGAAATAAATTCTTCAATCAATGCTACCTTCTCAGGCGAGAGATACTTGTACATTTGGGATGTAAAACTGTTCACCATTTCCCATTCAACATCTTCGATGTTGTCTTTGGTCAAGGAATAAACACTTTCAAACGTATAACTCATTTTTATTCTCCTGTTTTAAAGAAACTCTATTGTATCATATTTTTTGGCTAATGTATATATCTCTAAAGAGATATCCAATCTGGGATAGATCTACCATTATAGGTAAAGTCTAAACCACGGGTGCGCCATTCGTCACGTTTGGCTAACAGGTATCGACGGTAGGCTACCGTGGCATCCTCATGCTTGAACTCATCTGGCATAGCCTGCGCGAATTTTGTGTGTTCAGAGTCCACAGGAATCCCGTCAGGAGCCGATAGCACATGAGGGTATAGGGTGGTATAGGACTTATGGTTCGCCTTGCCACGGGCCACACGTTGAGCGTTAAGGGCTTGCATCAGATCAACAAGCCAATAGTAATTTGCGGTATTCTCACCGGCCCACAGGGTGCAGGGGTGATTCTTGTGGGTTTCCTTATAAATACCGGGAAACGCCTGTCCGTAGCGATGGTATACGGCGCACAACATTTGCGCCGATTCTAAGATCATTTTGGCTTCGTGCCTGTCGCAATGGTGCGATGCACAAATTAAAGGGTCGGTGTCGGTTGCGAAAATGTTCACGTTATTCTCCGAGTAACAATTGTTTAATATCTGCTACAGACCACCCGCTCATGCGGGCCATCTGTGCGATTGTAACAGATAAGTGAGAGTCATAATACTCACAAATTTCATCAGCAGTCCACATCATTCCCATTCTCCTAATGATTCGGGGTTTTCCAGTTCTTCTGGCAAAAGGCCAGTGAGCAACAGTTCGCGCTCATTCGGGTACAGATACGGGAAAGCATTCTGAATCAGAGTGCCATCCCGCCATTTTATAGCGTCCTCATGCGGGTTTCTGTCGCCTACCTGTGAAGGTGTGACAGAGAAAATTCTCTGCTTACCGTCCATAATGTTTCTGCAGAAAAAATGATATCCCGCGACGCTGTGGTCATCATAGAACACGGTTTGGATTCTTTCAAGTGCTTTGTAAATGTTCATTTT